GCGATAGGAAAAGAAAACTCAGTCGAGTGGGATGAAGTTTGGACGATTAATTCAGCAGCTGCTGTTTACAAGTCTGATCGGATGTTCATGTTAGATCCAGCTAGTCGTTTCTTTGATGGTGATGATGCTGGGCCTCAAACCGAAATAATGAGAAGCTTTCTGCCGCAGTGTGATGTGCCTTGTTACACTTGTGAGTTAGATGCGAGAGTGCCTAGCGCTGTCTTATACCCTTTGAAAGAAATCGTGCAAGAAACCAATTGCGCTTATTTAAACAACACAATACCAATGACCATTGCTTTTGCTTACTGGCACAAGGTTGCGCGAATTGACTTATTTGGAATTGATTTCAGCTATAAAAGCAATTTGCATTTTGCGGAGGCGGGAAGGGCTTGTGTTGAGTTTTGGCTAAGCAAGTGCATGGACGCAAACATGCAAGTAGGGGTTTCTCATCGATCTGCGTTACTAGATCAGAACGTGCCTATCGAAGAAAGGATTTATGGTTTTCATAGGTTGAAAGATCCAATGGTAGCCGTACCTCATGAAAACAATTGGATTGTATCGCCTAAATCCAACTTGGAATTGGAAATGAAAAAAGCTGGCGCAAGCATGCCGCAAGAAATTCAATCACCGGAGCCATATCGTGGGTGAAGAAGGATTTTTAGAGCTGGGCAATGTGATGGTTTCTACAACCGAGAACAAAGGACATGACCCTGAATTTTGGGCAGAGCAGATTACCAAAAAAATATGTTCAATATCCGAAAATGCTGCTCCTCACATCCGTCAGCAGGCAGAGGCTTTTCAGAATTACATTTATCAGATTGTGTTGCACGGAATCAAAAATGCTATAACATCTGATAGGACAACCATGGTAAACTTGTTGACAAGTCAAGGCCACCATGAGATGGCCAAGATAATAAAGGAGCTTTGATATGGCAATAACGAGCGCAATCGCTACATCTTTTAAGCAAGAGCTGCTTGTCGGCACGCATAATTTTACTGCAACAACAGGAAATTCTTTTAAGCTGGCTTTGTATACAAGTTCGGCTACTCTTGGCGCTGGCACTACCGCTTATGTGACTACTGGTCAGGCAACTGGAACCAACTATACTGCTGGAGGATCTGCGCTAACTTCGGTTACGCCAACCACTTCTGGTACAACAGCCTTATGCGATTTTGCAGACCTTACTTTTGGCACGGCAACCGTTACAGCTAGGGGCTGTCTGATTTATAACGACACACAATCTGATAAAGCGGTGTGTGCTATTGATTTTGGTGGAGACAAAACATCAACCGCAGGTAACTTCACGATTGTTTTTCCAGCGGCAAATGCAACAGCAGCGATAATTAGATTAGCTTAAAATTTTTACTTTTGTGGTAGACTTTTTCTATGCCACTTACCACGTTAAATTTTAAACCGGGAATCAACAAAGAGGAGACCGACTACTCCAACGAAAACGGATGGGTAGACGGCAACCTTGTGAGGTTCCGAAAAGGCCGCCCTGAAAAAATTGGTGGCTGGGAAAAACAATCTGATACCAATACTTACATAGGGTCTGGCAGAGCCTTACACAGCTGGATTTCGTTAGGCGGTGTGCGTTACTTGGGTATTGGCACAACCTTCAAGTATTACGTCGAAGAAGGCGAAAAGTATAACGATATTACACCGTTGCGCGTCACAACAAGCGCGGGAGACGTTACTTTTAGCGCGTCAAACGGTTCATCTACCGTTACGGTCACTGACACATCACACGGCGCAGCTACCGGAGATTTTGTAACTTTTTCAGGCGCTTCTTCACTGGGTGGATTGGTAACAGCTGCGGTTCTTAACCAAGAGTATCAAATACTGTTGGTTACAGGCACAAACACTTACACGATCACTGCAAAAGACACTAGCGGCTCCACGGTTACAGCCAACGCAAGTGACAGTGGAAACGGCGGCAGTAGTGTTGTGGGTGCTTATCAAATTAATTCTGGGCTAGACGTTTATGTTCCTAGCACGGGTTGGGGCGTAGGAGCTTGGGGCGATGGCACTTTTGGCTCTTCTTCATCTATTTCGGCTTCTGGCCAGCTTCGACTTTGGACTCATGACAACTACGGAGAAAACTTAATTATCAATCCCAGAGGTGGTGGAATTTACCGCTGGGTTGAAAACAATGGCATCTCAGTCAGGGCGCTTGAGCTGCAAGGCATATCTGGAGCTAGCAAAGTGCCAACTCTTGGGTTGCAAGTTATCACCAGTGAAGTAGACAGGCATTTGATCGTGTTGGGCGCTGACCCGATTGACAGCAGTAGCGGAAACCGAACGGGCGTTGTTGACCCCATGTTAGTAGCGTTTTCTGACACTGAAAACGAATTAGACTTTAACCCTATTGCTACAAACACGGCTGGCTCTGTGCGGCTATCATCAGGTTCATTAATCATTGGTGGACTGAAGTCTCGCCAAGAAGTGTTGATCTGGACGGATACAAGTTTGTATTCAATGACATTCATAGGACCGCCGCTGACCTTTGCTCTGAACCTAATCAACGAGGGCGCTGGTTTGATTTCTCCCAAAGCAGCCGTCAACAGTCCTGTCGGCGTGTTCTTTATGAGTAAGAACGGATTTTATTATTACAACGGCGCTGTCAAAAAATTACCTTGCAGCGTGCAAGATTACGTTTTTAGTGACTTGAACCTGACTCAAGCTTTTAAGTGCTTTGCGTCACTCAACGCAGAAAACTCTGAAGTGTGGTTTTGGTATGTGTCTGAAGAAGACGATACCGATGAAATATCACGTTATGTGATGTACAACTATGAAGAGCAGTCTTGGAGCATTGGCTCCTTGGTGCGATACAGCTGGTTGGACGCAGGCATAGAAGACAAGCCAGTGGCTGGCGGTAAAGTTTCTGGAGACGGAGTGATCTACGTTCATGAAACTGGCTTCAATGATGACTCTAGCGCGATGTCCAATGTGTTTATTGAGTCAGCTGACATTGATTTGGGTGATGGCGAGAACTTTATGTTTGTCAAAAAGCTGATCCCAGACATTAAATTTTCGACAACGCGAGGCGTATCAAACACTCCAGCTGTCAACATGGTTATTAAAAGAAGAAACTATAACGCCGAGTCGCTATCGACAGACTCGACAAGCCAAATTACCAATTCAACAACTTTCACAAACGTAAGAACCAGAACCCGACAAATGGTTTTGCGTGTTGAGTCGGATGACGACAACTCAGTAGAAGCCAACCAAAAAGACTTCAAGTGGAGACTCGGAAACACTAGGTTAGACATGCAGCCCTCTGGGCGGAGGGGCTAGTGAGCAAGCTGCTAGAGACTCGCTTGCCTCTGGCTACTGAAGAGACGGTTTCCAGCGACACATTCAACCGACTAGTCAGGATACTAGAAATAAACTTAGGAGACGCGGACATTGATCGCACTCCTACCTTCAACGCTGACGAAATTTCTACGTTACAATTTGCAACGGGTGCTATAATATTTAACAGTACGGTAGAAGTGCATCAGGCTTTTGATGGCACTGAGTTTAGGAATTTGTATGAGCATCAAACCTATTTGACTGGACTTGGAGGAACTGTAAGCGTGGGCGCTGTAACGGTCACGATTAGTTAACTTTATGGCAGAAAACATATCACCAGAGCTTTTAGATCGAATCAATCAGTTTGCGCTTGCTGAGCCGATGCCTAATCAGGGCATGGATATGATGCCTCAAGGGTTTCAAGAAGGCGGCGAAGTTGAACAGATGATGATGGCGGGTGTTGATCCCAACGCAGAACTTGCTGCTGCTATCGACGGGTTGATGGCTGAACAGGCTATGACTGACGACCCAACAGAGCAAGCTATGTTTGAAAGCATGGCAGAAAACGTCATGGATGCGGCAAACGCTCCTATGGCTGACATGGTGCAGATGATTGCAGCTGAAGGGCGCGGAGGAGACACAACACTTGCCCACTTGACTCCCGGCGAAGTGGTTTTGCCAGTAGCAGCTATGCAAGATCCTCAGTTTGAGACAGCTGTTGAAAACCGATTTAACGAGATCGGTCTGGACCCAGAACAATATGTCGTAGGTGCAGGCATTGCCAGCCTGAACCCGATGACTGGTTTAGAAGAGTTTGGTTTCTTTAAAAAGGTAGGCAAGTTTCTCAAAAAAGCCGCTAAGGTTGTTGCCCCCATTGCCATGTTAGTCCCCGGCGTTGGAACCGCTGTCGGTGCAGCGCTAGGCGGTATTGGTGGATTGGCTGGTAAAGCTCTATCGGTAATCCCCGGAGGATCGGCGGTTGGAAAAGCTGTAGCTACTGGGATTAAAGGGATTGCAGGTCTTGGCATACCGGGAATATCACCCATAGCAGGCGGAGCTACCGCAGGATCAGGATCGCATGGAGGGTTTACCAGCTTTGAGGATTTTACTGGGGCAATTCAAGAGGGTATAACAGACCCTTTTTCTGGCGGAGTCTTTGGTAAACTTGGATCAACCTATCAAGGAGGACCGGAAGCTGGCAAAGGTTTAGCCAACAGGCTTGGTCTTGGTAGCGGCACTCCAACTCAAATAGCTTCGGATGCTGAGGCGCGGGACGCGATAAAAAAATTAGACAAAATGACTGAAGCAGAAAAATTGGCTAATCCCAAAGAAGTTGCAAAGCTTCAAAAACAAGCGCAAGGAACAGTAGGGCGGGCTGAAAAACTTTTAAGTCTTGGTCTTGGCGACTCTATAGTTGGAGGCAAAGGCGGTTTGCCGGGACTTATGGGCATGCTTGGCTTAGGCGAAAAAGGCGACCTCGGCAAGTTAGGCTTGGCTGGTGGTGCAGCTTACATGCTTGGCAAGCTGGCCAAGGAAGAAGCAGAAAGAGATAAAGGCGTGCCAATGGTTCCTTTAACCACAATGGACGCTAGTGGCAGATATAACATAGAAGCTGAGATAGCTCGTAGGATGGGCAGACAAGCGCCCAACCCCGTTGAGTTTGGATTACAGCCACGGTTCCCAACCATGGTAACCAGAGCAACTGGGCCTGCTAGAGTGTCTCAGTTTTATGACCCAAGCATGCCAGACTACGATCCTTCGCAAGTAGAACAAGTTCCTGTTCGCGGCGCTGCAAACGGCGGAGCCATTTACCCAATGGCATACGCAAATGGCGGTAACGTAGCCATGGAAGATTTTGAGCGCATGAACGGTGAAATTGACGGACCCGGAACTGAAAAGTCAGACGACATTCCCGCTATGCTTAGCGATGGTGAGTTTGTGATGACTGGCCAAGCGGTTCGAGGAGCTGGTTCTTTCGAGCTAAACGAACAACCAGATGGTATCTTGGCTCTCGTGCCATCCAGCTCAGAGGACAGAGAGCGAGGAACTCAGCTTATGTATCAAATGATGAATGCATTTGAGAGGTATGCCAATGCAACCAGTTAAGGATTTTAACTTAAAGCTTCGCATAGGAGTTGCCTCATGAGTCAAGCAAACATGTATAGCCTCTTGTCCGGCGCAGGATTTGGCGGCGGATACGACGGCGGTGGATTTGCAGCTGATGTGATGGCTAACCAAGGAAACCCGTACTACACAGGCGGATACGATGACTATTACGGCGGCGGCATAGGCGGGTTAGGCGACTTTGGAGGATACTACGACGACTACTATGGC